CCCAAGGCAGATGGGACGCCTTACAGCACCGCCAAGGGGGCATTCAGGAACCATCCCTGTACCAAGTGGGCAGCGGAGAGTGTCCACAATGCTTACTGGTTAATCAAGCACGGTATGAATCTGTGCGATGAATATATGCTGAGATATGGTAAGCAGCATTCGTGCTACAATACTCTACTTGCTGCCTACTATCTCTTCCCAAAAGGAAAGATTACTGAAGTCACTTCATTTGTTCGTGCTATGCCCGATGAATATAAACTTGACACAAGCATTGACACTTTTACTGCTTACAAGATGTATATTGCATCCAAACCTTGGGTTGCATCTAATTATCTTCGTATGCCGCAACGAAAACCTGATTGGATTTAATTATGACAAGTGAATTTCTTTTTGTGGAGAAGTACCGTCCTCAAGTAATTGATGACTGTATTCTCCCTGATGATACTAAAAAAACATTCAAGGAGTTTGTGGAGAAGGGTGAGATTCCAAACCTCCTTCTTGCTGGACCTCCAGGTATTGGTAAAACCACAATCGCAAAAGCACTATGTAATGAACTAGGGGCAGATTTTTATGTCATCAACGGATCCGACGAAGGACGTTTCTTGGATACTGTACGGAACCAAGCGAAGAACTTCGCTTCGACCGTATCACTTACGGGATCTTCTAAACACAAAGTCATCATCATCGACGAAGCTGATAACACAGGAAACGACGTTCAACTCTTACTACGGGCAAATATTGAGGCATTTTATAGCAACTGCCGATTCATCTTCACCTGTAACTACAAGAACAAAATCATCGAACCCCTCCACTCCCGATGTGCAGTCATTGACTTCACAATCAAAGGGAAGCAGCGGGCACAACTCGCAGGATCCTTCTTCAAGCGTCTCCAAACGATCTTGGATCAGGAAAAAATTGAGTACGATGAAAAGGTTGTTGCAGAACTTGTATCAAAACACTTCCCCGATTTTCGGAGAGTCCTCAACGAATGCCAAAGGTATTCTACAGGAGGGAAAATCGACGCTGGCATTCTTGCATCTTTCTCAGACGTTTCAGTAAATGACCTCCTCAGATACCTCAAAGAAAAAAACTTTGCGGAGGTTCGCAAGTGGGTTGTTGCTAATCTGGATAATGATTCTGGTACTATTCTTCGGAGGGTTTATGACTCACTTTACGATGCCCTCGTTCCTTCTACTATTCCTGCCGCTGTCCTTATTATTGCAAAGTATCAGTATCAAATTGCATTCGTAGCAGACCAAGAAATCAATCTTCTTGCTGCATTGACCGAAATTATGTGTGAGGTTGAATTTAAATGATTATTGACTTCTCAAAAATTAATCTACCAGAATTTTTTGGTTGTGTGAAAGCTACTAATACTACACAAATGAAATCCAACGCATTTAAGACATTTAGAACATACTTGCAAGAAAAATCTTTTGCAAAATGGAGTAATGGTCAATTGATTTATGTTGGTGATTATGAGGACGGTAGAGATTTTGTAGATCATTCTGGAACTTTTTATGAAATGAAAGGGTCTTTAGGACTCTTTAATAAAAATGAAAGTTGTAAGCGTGTTGTTTTGATTAACAAACGTCCCGGAAAGGGCAATTCAAAGCAATTAAAAAAAGAAGATATTAAAAAGACATTTGAGTATATGTTTTTAGTAGATACTAAAACTATGTCTATTGGTTATACTGATTGGGATGCTGTTTATTCCAGAGTAGAATGTGATGGTGCTGGTGCCACCTTTAAACTTGAGAAAGGTGATTATATTATGATAGCGTCTAATGTTGTTCCAACAGAAAAGAAAATTGATGCTGGACAATTGTTAAGTATGATTGAAGTGATTCTGTAATTTAAATTTATTATGACGACTCAAAAATCATTAAAAACTTGCTTAAGGTATCCTGGAGGTAAGAGCAGGGCAGTCACTAAGATGGACCCTTACTTTCCTGACCTACGAAACTATGATGAGTTCCGTGAACCTTTCTTAGGTGGTGGATCTGTAGCAATTCATATTACAAAGAAATACCCAGACCTTAAGATTTGGGTGAATGATCTCTATTCTCCTCTTGTGATCTTCTGGCAGCAACTCCAAATGTTTGGAACAGAACTTAAAGATCATCTTCTTCACTTTAAGAGTACTGCTCCAGACCCTGCTTCTGCAAAAGGATTATTTGACATCTCCAAAACCATTCTGAATGATCCTAAAACTGGAGATTTTGAACGTGCTGTAAGATTTTATATTGTAAATAAGTGTTCTTTCAGTGGTCTTACTGCAAGTTCATCGTTCTCACCTCAGGCATCTAATTCCAACTTCAGTGTAAGGGGAATTGAGAAACTTCCGGAATATTCCAAACTTATTGTAAATTGGCGTATAACTAATTACTCCTACGATTATCTGATGGATGGGAACAGGAGTGCTTTTATGTATCTTGATCCTCCTTATGATATTAAGGATAATCTCTATGGGAATAAGGGATCAATGCATAAAGGATTTGATCACGATAAGTTCGCTACTGATTGTGATTCTTGTTCTATGGATCAGTTGATTAGTTATAATTCTGATCAACTTGTCAAAGATCGCTTCAAGAACTGGAATGCTGCTGAGTTTGATCTCACATATACTATGCGTTCTGTGGGAGAATATATGAGAGAACAAAAACAACGTAAGGAACTATTACTTTTTAATTATGGAATTGAAGGATTGGCTGAACTCAATTAATTTTACAAAGGAAAATCTGATTGAAGAAGATCCTAATTGTATTAAGGAATATGCTCCTTATATTATTAATAAGTGTTTTTCTGGTCAGATAGATTCTATTCTTTTTGCAAATGAAATGAATATGAATCATCATCTTGATAAGGATATGCAATATTCATTTTATCTAAATAGTTTGAGGAAAAGGAAGAGATTTTCTCCCTGGCTCCGTAAAGATAAAGTTCAGGATTTAGAATATGTCAAACGTTATTATGGATATAGTAATGAAAAAGCATTACAAGCTTTAAAGATTCTAAATAAAAAACAACTAAACTTTATAAAACAACGATTTGAAATTGGCGGAACGAAATGACTAACCAAACAATTGAACCACAGGTAAACTGGTCTCCCGATATGATGGTGGAGGTCATTCTGAATGAACCAGATGACTTTTTAAAAGTTCGCGAGACACTGACTCGTATCGGAGTTGCATCACGCAAGGAGAAAAAACTCTATCAGAGTGCTCATATTCTTCATAAGCAAGGAAGATATTACATCACACACTTTAAGGAACTGTTTGCACTTGACGGCAAACATGCAAACCTAACGGTGAATGATGTGCAAAGACGTAATCGTATTATTCATCTTCTTGCAGATTGGGGTCTTATTACTGTAGTTAATCAGGATAAGATTTCTGATATTGCTCCACTCAATCAGATTAAGGTTCTTCCATACAAAGAGAAGAATGATTGGGAACTTGAGCAAAAATATAATATTGGTAAAAAAGGAAAGGTTCAGGAAACCGAATGATTCTATGGGGAGTTCCACACTCCCCTTTTTATTGAAACTATTATAAATTATAATGGATGCCTTCTGGGTCCACAAAATACAAACTCGCTTAAAAGGAGCTACTATAATGACTAATCTTGCACGTTATACTGCTGCGGATCTTCCTGCTTTGATGGATAGGATTACTCGCAATAGCATCGGTCTCGATGAATATTTTGATAGATTATTTAATATTCATGAAACAACTTCAAATTATCCTCCATATAATCTTGTTCAAGTGAGCAATGTGGAATCTAGGTTAGAAATTGCACTTGCAGGATTTAAGAAAAAAGAAGTTTATGTTTATACTCAAGATGGAAAACTTTTTGTCGAAGGGCAAAAAGAAGATAAAGAAACGGAAACCAGTTATGTTCATAAGGGATTAGCGCAAAGATCCTTTAAAAGAGCATGGACTTTATCTGATGATACTGAAGTTAGGGCAGTTGATTTTGAGGATGGTCTTTTAAGTATTGCACTTGGTAGAATTGTTCCTGATCATCATAAGAGAAAAGATTACCTATAAATATAATTGATTATTGTCGCCGCGAGGGGATCCTGGCAAAACCCAGGTTGACTCCCCTCTATTTTTTTGCTAAAATGAGTACAGGTATGGGAAAATTATGACTGTAAAACTTGCAATACTAAAATCTGGAGAAAAACTAATCTCTGATATCCAAGAAATGGTTGTTGAAGGAAAAGTTGTAGGATATTTATTCAATTATCCTCAGGTCGTTTTAATTAAGGATTTTGAATCGGTCTCTAAAAATAATGAAGATAAAGTTAAACATTCATTTGATATAAACTTATTTCCTTGGATTCCACTCACAAGTGATAAAAAAATTCCAGTTCCTATTGATTGGGTTGTAACTTTAGTGGAACCATTGGGAAAATTAAAACATTTATACAATAAAAATATTTCAAAATTGGAGGAGCAAGATGACCTTAATAAAAATACTAGCGTTGATGAACGATCTGATTCTGATCAGTCAAATTGAAGAAATTGGTGCTGACATTGGAGAACCTGATTGTAAACTAATTAATCCTTTTGTTATTAGAAAGGATAAAACAATGGAACCTTTTCTTTGCGGTTATACAAAACAGGATACTTTTATGATGAGTTCGGACAAGATTCTTACTCTTTCCGATCCGACTCCAACCCTTCTAGAAAAATACCAAGACTTGATTAAAGAATGAGATTTTATACTAACGTCCAAATGATCGGGAATAAGTTTCTCGTTCGTGGTTATGAAAATGGTGAGCACGTTATGTTCAAAGAAGAGTACTCACCTACCCTTTTCGTAAAATCTAATAAACCAACAGAATATAAAACTCTAGAGGGAGAATATGTAGAATCTATACAACCAGGAACTATACGTGATTGTCGTGATTTCTACAAAAAGTATGAAGGAGTAGAAAACTTCAAAATATATGGTAATGACAGATATGTTTATCAATATATCTCTGATAAGTATCCAGAAGACGAAATTAAGTTTGATATTTCTAAAATTAAATTAGTTACTCTCGATATTGAAACTACTTCAGAAAATGGATTTCCAGATCCAAAATCTTGCGATGAAGAAATTCTTCTAATTACAATCCAAGATTATTCTACCAAAAAAATTATTACTTGGGGAACTAAACCATTTAATAATAAGCAAAGTAATGTAAAATACATTGAATGTGATTCTGAATATGCATTATTAAGTACATTTCTTTATTATTGGGATCATAATATGCCAGAGGTTGTAACTGGATGGAATATTCAATTTTTTGATATCCCATACATTTGCGGTCGTCTTTCGAGAGTTTTGGGTGAAAAGAAAGCAAAAAGTTTTTCTCCTTGGGGATTAGTATCTCAGGAAGAGATTTGGGTAAATAACCGGCAGCAAATTTGTATGGATATTGGTGGTGTTACTCAATTAGACTATCTTGATCTTTATAAAAAATTTACTTATAAAGCACAAGAGTCTTATCGCCTTGATTATATTGCTGACGTAGAACTGGGGCAGAAAAAGTTGGATCACTCCGAGTTTGATACCTTCAAAGACTTTTATACTAAAGGTTGGCAAAAGTTTGTAGAATACAACATTGTTGACGTGGAACTTGTTGACCGTTTAGAAGACAAGATGAAGTTAATTGAACTTGCTATCACTATGGCATATGATGCTAAAGTGAATTATGGTGACGTATTCTATCAGGTTCGTATGTGGGACAATATAATTTACAACTATCTCAAAAAGAGAAATGTTGTTATTCCTCCTAAAGATAGAACTGAAAAGAATGATAAGTATG